CAGTTCAGGAATTAATGGATCATCAGGAAGCAGTGGATCTGCTGGTAGTTCTGGTAGCACAGGATCTTCTGGTTCAACTGGTAGTTCAGGAAGTTCAGGCAGTTCAGGTGTAAACGGTTCATCTGGAAGTTCTGGATCTAGTGGATCATCTGGCACATCAGGATCTAGTGGATTATCTGGTACATCAGGATCTTCAGGTTCATCTGGAAGTTCTGGAATATCAGGATCAAGTGGTTCAAGTGGAACTTCAGGATCTTCAGGTACAAGTGGAAATAGCGGATCATCTGGCAGTTCTGGAACAAGTGGAGTTGGAGTACCCGCTGGCGGAACAACAAATCAAATATTAGCTAAGATTGATGGAACAGATTATAACACACAGTGGATCAATAATAATGCAACTTCAAATGGTCAATCGTTATATGATACTATAACTTATACTGGTCATAATTTTATAGTTGGTGATGTTGTTAGATTTGATGGAACAGATTGGTATAAAGCTATAGCGAATAGTAAAGCAAACGCTGAAGTCGCGGGTTTTGTACAAGCTACTGCAACTAACACTTTTGATTTGTTATATTATGGAAAAATAACTGGTTTATCAGGATTAAATCCTGGCGGATTTTATTTTTTATCTCCAAATATTTCTGGAACAATCACTGAAACTGAGCCAACTGGCAAATTTCAGATTTCTAAACCAGTTTTGTTATCTTTGTCATCGAATATTGGTTTAGTGTTATTGTATAGAGGATACGAAATAACTTAGCAAAATTTATATAATAAAAATATTACTCGGTGTAATATAAATAAATATATTTAGATTGTATAATAAATAATAAATATCATGGGTTATTCTACTTTTTCAGTTAGTAACGGTTCAAGCGGAACGTCAGGTTCAAGTGGTCTTAATGGATCATCTGGCTCCAGCGGAATCAGTGGTATTGATGGATCTCATGGTACATCAGGAAGTTCTGGATCAAGTGGATCAACAGGATCTTCAGGATCAAGCGGAATAAATGGCAGTTCTGGATCTAGTGGTATTAATGGATCTAGCGGAAGTTCAGGAATCAACGGAACTTCAGGATCAAGTGGAAGCAGTGGTTCAACAGGTACTTCAGGAACAAGTGGTACTTCTGGAACAAGCGGAACCAGTGGTTCATCGGGAACTTCAGGTATAGATGGTAGCAATGGTTCATCTGGATCATCTGGTACAAGCGGAAGCAGCGGTTCATCAGGAACTTCAGGTACAAGTGGTAGTTCTGGCACAAGTGGAAGCAGTGGTTCATCGGGAACTTCAGGTATAGATGGTAGCAATGGTTCATCTGGATCATCTGGTACAAGCGGAAGCAGCGGTTCATCAGGAACTTCAGGTACAAGTGGTAGTTCTGGCACAAGTGGTACTTCCGGTACAAGCGGTAGTTCTGGTACAAGCGGAAGCAGCGGTTCATCAGGAACTTCAGGAACAAGTGGTACTTCTGGTGCAAGTGGTGCTTCTGGCACAAGTGGAAGCAGCGGTTCATCGGGAACTTCAGGAACAAGTGGTACTTCTGGTACAAGTGGTACTTCCGGTACAAGCGGTAGTTCTGGTACAAGCGGAAGCAGCGGTTCATCAGGGACTTCAGGAACAAGCGGAAGCAGCGGTTCATCGGGAACTTCAGGAACAAGTGGTACTTCTGGTGCAAGTGGTGCTTCTGGCACAAGTGGAAGCAGCGGTTCATCAGGGACTTCAGGAACAAGCGGAAGCAGCGGTTCATCGGGAACTTCAGGAACAAGTGGTACTTCTGGTACAAGTGGTACTTCCGGTACAAGCGGTAGTTCTGGTACAAGCGGAAGCAGCGGTTCATCGGGAACTTCAGGAACAAGTGGTACTTCTGGTGCAAGTGGTGCTTCTGGCACAAGTGGAAGCAGCGGTTCATCGGGAACTTCAGGAACAAGTGGTACTTCTGGTACAAGTGGTACTTCCGGTACAAGCGGTAGTTCTGGTACAAGCGGAAGCAGCGGTTCATCAGGGACTTCAGGAACAAGCGGTACTTCTGGTACAAGTGGTACTTCCGGTACAAGCGGTAGTTCTGGCACAAGCGGAAGCAGCGGTTCATCAGGAACTTCAGGAACAAGTGGTACTTCTGGCACAAGTGGTACTTCCGGTACAAGCGGTAGTTCTGGTACAAGCGGAAGCAGCGGTTCATCGGGAACTTCAGGAACAAGTGGTACTTCTGGCACAAGTGGTACTTCCGGTACAAGCGGTAGTTCTGGCACAAGCGGAAGCAGCGGTTCATCAGGGACTTCAGGAACAAGTGGAACCGGCGGTAGCAGCGGTACTAGCGGTAGTCTCACATTATCCGGCGCAACAGATAATGGCGTAATTACATTAAATGGATCTGCGCCAAATGCTACTGTAGAAAGCAATTTGACTTTTAATGGATCTGTATTGTATGTAAATGGTAATGTTGGTATAGGTACGACAAGCCCATCTTCTATATTATATTTAAGTTCAACAGGACCAACAATATTAACTATTGAAGCCGATACCGATAATGTAACTGAAACAGATAACGCAAGAATTATTTTAAAACAAGATGGAGGGCTGGTTGTTGGTAGAATGGGTTATGCGTCTGGAGGAAATAGTCTAGAAATTACAAATGAATATTACGACGATTTAGTATTAGGGACAAATAATACCGAGAGAGTAAGAATTAATTTAAATGGTAATGTAGGTATAGGTACAAGTAGTCCTGCTGCTAAATTACATACATCAGGTCCTGTTGCACTTAGTGGTCTTGCTTCTGGAACTGGTGCTGCTATTTTATATATTGATGCAACAGGAAATTTAACAAGCGGTGTTGCACCTGCTGGTGGTGGTAGTAGCGTTACTTTAAGTGGACCAAATAATGGCATCGTAACAAGAGATGGCGCTGCTGGCACAACATTAATTGCTGAAACAAATTATGAATTCAATGCTAGCACAAGATTGATGTACTTGAGCGGTCAGATTGGAATTAATTTTACTGGAAACACTGGTTCAGCGACTCCGTTGGAAATACATGGTACTGGAGGAGAATTGTTCTCTATTGATGATGATTTGACTTCATCTTTAATGTCTGTAAATACAATAGCAGGTTTACCTGTATTTGAAGCTTTTGCTGATTCAACTGTTACAATGGGTCAATATGGTAGCGGTGATTTTATAATTACTGGAAATAGGGTTGGTATAGGAACAAGCTCACCAACATCTAATGCTAAAGTAGAAATAATTGCTCCAACTAATGTTGTAGGTATGCTTGATTATGTCTCTTTCAATAGACAAACAAGTAATTATACTTTAGTATTAGGTGACGCTGGTAAAATTGTTGAAATGAATGTCGCGACAGCTAATACAGGAACAGTGCCACTTAACTCTAGTGTCGCATTTAAGACAGGAACAAAAATTGATATTGTTCAATATGGATCAGGAGTTACAACAATAACTGGTTCTGCTGGTGTAACTTTAAGAACAGCAAACGACTGGACTAAAATTAATGCCCGTTATGGTGTTGCAAGTTTAGTTAAAGTGGCAACAGATGAATGGTATTTATTCGGTAATTTAAGCGCATAATATTATATGTATAGAGGAGCAACAGATAGTAATATAAAAATAGTAACAAATGGATTATTGGAATATTGGGATGCATCTCAATTGAGGTCTTATCCTAGAGACGGTTCATCTACTTGGTCAGATGTAAGTGGAAGAGGCAAAAATTTAACATTATATAACGGCACTGTTTGGACTTCAACTTCAGGAGGTGGATTTACTTTTGACGCTACGGATGATTATGCACTTGTGGGGCCAGTAAACACAGATGGAAATATTTATTCTACCTCCGGTATTACAATAGCCGCTTGGGTTTATAGTAATTACTTTTTAGGAAATAGAGCAATAGTATTTATTGGAGATCCAACTAGCGGTGCAGCATTTGGTCCTGTTTTATCTGTTGATGCCGGTGGAGGAAACATTAATCTTAGGTTTGCTTTGCAAAACTCAAGCGGTACTACGGGTACTGCAACCGCAACAAATTATTTTAACTATTCTACAAATCAATATGTAGTTGGTACTTATGATCAATCAACAATCCGTGTTTATTTAAACGGTGTTGAAAGAGCAACATCTGCGTTATCAGGAGCGATAAGATTTATTTCACATCTTTATTTGAAACTAGGAGATTCTGGTACTTCTGGTGGTGATCATAATACTTGGAATGGAAGAATATATTCAACTAAAATTTATAATAGAGCATTAACTGCAACTGAAGTTTTACAAAATTACAATGCTACTAAAACAAGATTCGGATTATAATTAATATGAAGCCAAATTCACCAGATTATAAAGCGCGAAATTATTTAATCTTCAATGTTTCAGAAATTAATTTAATAGATTTCGATGAAGTCTATGAAGACTCTCCAGAAACATTACGTAAAAGTCTTGACGGCACAAAGACATTTATAAAATGGTTTGATAAAAAACCTAAATTTATAAACAATTTAAAAACCGCAGAAGGTCCATACAATTATGATCAAATTATAGAAATTCTTGCAACAAGTGAATGGACAAAACCTTTTGTAATTAATTAAAACTTATGGCGCTTCATAGAGGTCCAAAAATTATAACTGATGGTTTGGTATTGTGTTTAGATGCCGCCGATAGAAAAAGCTATTTAAGCAGCGGAACTGTTCGTTTTAATATATAAAAATTTATGGCAACACAAAGAGGCCCAAAAATAGTAAGAAATGGATTAATATTTTATGTTGATGGAGCAGATCGAAAAAGTTTATCAGGTTCTGGAGCTACTGTTTGGTCTGAATTATCAGGAACATCTCAAAATGGAACTATAACAGCAGCTACTTTTTCTTCTATAAATGGAGGAGCCTTATCTTTTACAGCAGCAACGCAGCCTCAAGGTGTTCTATTCAATTATTTGATTGGAGCAGATAGTCCAAGAACTGTCTCTTTGTGGGCTCAAAGATCTAGCACAGCTGATAATGCTTTTATGTCTACTAGAGCAGATAATGCAACAAGTACAGGATTTTTAATAAATACTAGTTCGACAAATTTGAACGTAGTTCATTTAGGTAGAAGCCCTTCGGCTACTGTTACAGCGCCAGCATTAAATACTTGGTTTAATGTAGTGTCAACTTATGATGGAACAACATTGACAATTATTTTAAATAATAGCATCACTAATTCAGTGACAGTAGGTTATAATACTGCTATCGCTGCTCAAGGGGTACTTGGAAATGGATCTTGCGTTTTAAATACCCCTAGACCATGTAGAGGTCTTATCGCAAACGTATCGTCTTACAATAGAGTTTTATCGACATCGGAACTTGATCAAAACTTTAATACTTTACGTGGGCGTTTTGGTATATAGTGTAATATATAATATATTTTATGGCAGGAATTAATGGACCAAAAATAGTAAGAGATGGATTAATTTTATGCTTAGACGCTGCGGATAGAAAAAGTTATTTAGGGAGTGGAACGTTTTGGAACGATTTAACTACAAATGCAAATAATGGCACAATAAGTGGTAGCCCAACTTTTTCTAATTCTAACGGGGGGTATTTTAATTTAGATGCTTCAAATGATTATGTAGATTGTGGTAATGGTAGTTCTATTAATTTTGGAACTGGAAATTTTACAATTGAAATCTGGGCAACTCGTTCTACTAATGCGACTACAAATTTAAGATTATTAGGTAAAGGAGGAGATAGCGACGCTGTCGGAAGTGCTGGATTTGCTTTTTTTGGCGCTGATTCTGGTTTAACATTTACTATAAATCCCACTGCTGCTAGATCTTTTGTGAGTGCTGCTGGTTATAGCGTTGGAGAATGGTTTCAAGTTGTAGGCTTAATAGAAAGAGGAGTTTCTATGAGGGCTTATAAAAATACTGTTTTAGCGGGCTCTACAACTGCTCCATCTGGTTCCGTTTCTAATGCTAGTGTAAATTTAAACATAGGAAGAAATACAGCTGGAGCTAATTTATATTGGTCAGGAAATATAGCTATAGTAAGAATGTATAATAGAGCATTGTCTACTTCTGAAATATCTCAAAATTTTAATGCTGTTCGCAAACGTTTTAATATTTAATTTTTTATGCAATATGGACCTAAAATAGTAAGAGATGGATTAGTATTACATTTAGATGCGGCAGATAGAAAAAGTTATTCAGGTTCTGGTACAGCTTGGAATGATTTATCAGGAGCATCAAAAATCTCTACAGATACAAGCTTAGTTACATATGATAATAATGCTTTTACAGCGACTTCTTTGAACCAATATATTTGGTTTGGCGGCTCTAATTCTTATTTGCAAAATTTAACAAATGACGGTAATAACCATACATATGAATGTTGGTTTAAACCATTAGGCGCTGTTCCGGGTGCATCTAATGGATACATGTTTGGTAGAAGGGGATATCATACTGGTTTTCAGCAATCAGGATTATCAATTATAAATCCAGTTATATGGTATAGTGATAATACTGTTCAATATGTGGGAAATGCTTCAGGAAATACTGCTTATACAATAGCGTCAAACGTTCAGACATTTGTTCATTTGGTTCTTGTTGTTAATGAAGCTCAAAATATAGCTTTAATGTATTATAATGGATCGCAACTTGGTGTTTCAACAACATTGACGAAAACTTTAAGAACTTATAATACTGCTGATTATTTTTTATTTAGTGGATCTGGCACAAATTACTCTGTTGATGGTAGTGTGAGTATAGCGCGATTATATAATAAAGCATTATCTTCTTCAGAAGTTCTTCAAAACTTCAATGCTACTCGCGGTAGATTTGGTATTTAATATTTACTTCTATCTATTTTTATATAGTGTAATAAATAAATATGGAGACAGTTTATATAGAAACTCAGCCAACAGCTGAAAAAAATGTTGCAAGTTTAAAAGCTATATTAGGAAATTTCGATTTTATGGGTCCACTTCGTGGGCCTTGTTTATGGGTTGAAATGATTAATCCAAATGGTTTACCGTTTGATGGTCAATATGTACGTATTGACGGTGACGACTGGCAAAATTGGCCGTGCGATCAAACAGATGAACAAGATTATAAATATCTTTCAGATGTTATATTGCGCAAAGTTGGTTTAGATTGGAGACATTATTTAAAATTTACTCAGCCTCCTCAATTTAATCTTTATACCGGTGTTGCCGATTATGTATTTAGTTGTGCTGTTGAATCGTACCCAACAGGAAGTTTTTCATACCAATGGAACAAAGATGGAATAGAAATAATCGGCGCAACATCTGATAGTTATACTGTTTCTAACGCTGTAGAATCACAAACTGGAGTTTATTCAGTAGTCGTAAGCAATAACGAATTTACTATTACCGGAGATGGATATTTGTACACATCTGGTTCTGTTTATATCTAATAAGTGTAATTATATGTATGGTAACATATAGTGTACATGATTTGGCTGATGAAATTTTTGCTAATGAATTTGAATATGATAGCGGTTATGCGCAATTTTATTTTATTAGTGGCTGGTTGGCCAATAATGTTGGTCAATTAAATAATAGAATATATTCATCTTTTGAAGTGGAGAATGGCAACTTTATGCCATCTGGAGCTTTCAGACAAGAAGAACGCGCAATATATAAGCAAATGTATTTGTATGAGTTTTATACCAAAAAAACACGCCAAGTGTTACGTGGTGTTGATTCAGCTGTTGATTTTATCTCTTTGCGCGAAGGTGATACAGCTATTACTAGAACAAATAAAAACGAATTAGCTAAAACTTATCGTACATTAGCTAATGATGCTATGCAAGAATTGGATAAGCTAATTACTTCATATACAATTTATCAAGCAGCACCAGTTCAAGTTGCTGGTGAAGATGGTTCGCCATTATATACTGGATCTGGTTATTTCTATTATCCTTATGGATATGGAAATTATCTTTGATATAAATTAAATATAGATAATAAAAAACCCCAGTCTTTCGACTGGGGTTTCTTTGTTTATACTTTTTAGATGATACCAGTTTTAGCTGTACCAAGCTTGAAGAAGTTATTTACAATCTCGTCCGCTGTGAATGAACCTGACATAAAGATACCATTTTCGATATCGTTTGCACCACCGATTTGAACTGTATAAGTTAAATCAACAGTTTGATTATCTCCTAAGTTCTGAGAATAAGTTTCAGATTGGAATATAGCGCCAGAAATGCCAAACCAAAGTCTATTAGCGCTATTGCAATCTTTAAGTAGGATTTGCATATTGCGTTTGTCAGCAGAACAAAGATTATCAAATATATTTTTAGTGCTTAATTCTGAAACGATTGCATTGATTGTAACATCAACATTTATTGGTACATCGACAACTCTTGCGAAACCGAATGTATTTCCTAGTCTTTGTAGAACTGTTCTGCTTAGTGGTAGTGTGAATGAAAATGACTGAATATGTGCTGAACCAGCACCATTTATGTCTGAAAAACCATCGCTTGTAGAAGGTAATGATAGTACAATATCGCCGGGGCGTAATGCTGTAACTTGTGAAGAACCAGTTGAAAATGCGCCTGATAAAGCATAAGCAGTTGCCAAGCTGGTTAATTTTGTAGCAGGAGATGCAGTAATATCAATTGCTGGTGATGTTCCTGTGATAGCTCCAGCGGCATTTCCAACACCAGCATCAGCTTTAATATTGAAACCTTCAACAGTAACTGAAGCTGTAGGAATTGCACCCACAGCAGCTTCAAAAGAGTATTCGCTGATAAATCCGTTACCGATACCAACAATTGTATTTGTGCTGGCGGGTGGTGTTGAGGAAGCTGTTCCTACAACGTCTTCACCTTCTTGTACGGTAAGAATATAATAATTGTTGCCTTCTAGATCAGCTAATAATCCTGAAACAGATTGGGCATTTAATACTGTAGAAGTATCATTGCCACCACCTGTAATATTAAAACCAAGTAATCTTTCATTCAAGCCGTCAGTTACATAGTAGCTGAAATCTAAACCAACTGTTGGAGATTCCATAACAATAGAATCTAAACGAGCTAGTTTACCGAATTCATTTATGTCTTGACGATTAATTGTAAAGTTAAAATTGCAGCTTTGTACACGATCTAATTTCTTAAGTAAACCCGAGCCACCAACTAAATCTGCACTTGTTGTTGGGCCATAAGGTCCAGTGGCAGCGTTAGACTTACCAGAAACTTGTGCTCCAGTAGAAGTTGGAGCGATAAATAAAGCTTGACTTTGATATATTACACGATTTCTTGCCATATAGTTTTATTTGTTAAAATGTTAATCTTTTTTACAGTAGATAAATAATAATGTGAAATTATAATCTTGGATAACGATACGCTTTTATATCAAAATCCAAGAAACCAATGTGTATTGTTGGATTTAATTCTTTTAAAACGCTATCACGAATTTTTGAAGTTTCGACGTGATAGATAAATAATTTATTTGCATTATAAGCTGTGCTTGTAGAATTGTAATCATATCCAGTTGGATATAATCCAGTTTTAATTGCGCCAAACTCACCCAATGGATGTTTAGTCATTGGTATCAAACTAAAACACTCATTAAATGAATCAGAAAATACACTTAATAAACCATCTAGTTGATATAAACTTTCGCAAAAAGCAACTAATTTGACATTACAATTAGTTTCATCTTCGCCACCAAATGCGAAAGGAGTATTATGTGTATTTTCAATTGAAGCAAATATTGCTGGTGTGACAGGGTTATAAGGGGCAATGCCTGTTTCAGTAACAGTGAATCTGCTATTTAATTCAAATTTACCTTCAATGATCAAATTATCTTCTGGTTGATCAGTTACATAACTATTAAACTCTTTAACAGTATAAGTTCCCGAAATATCTAATTTATTTGAAACTCCACTATTAAATAAGATTCTACCATTATCAAAATCAATTGACATGCCGCTTGTTCCTGTTGGAACAAAAGATCCATTTATAGTAAAGCCAGATGGTATAGTTGCTCCTGTTATGCTTTTATCATATACCCATTGTTTATATGGAGACGAATAGATGACTCTGCCTCCGCCAATTCTATCGTCAGTCATTGGATACAATTTTGTAGTATAACTTACATAAGCGTCTCCCTTTTTCATTGCAAAATTATCGAACCACAAAAAGAAACTATTTAATACGTCATGTGAAAATACCGGTTTCATATTACTAATTTTTCTAAATTCTTAATTTTTACATTATATCTATTTATTAGATCAGAAATATATTTTGTATTTCTAAATACTACACCTTGTCTAATTTGTTTTTGAGATTGAACGCCAAGTCCAGATCGGCTATTTCTTGCTTTTTTTAAATAATAGCCGAGACCAGAGATTCCTGTTTCAATACCTTTTGCCCAGCTTCTGCCAACAGCCCAAGGCATAGGTGTTTCGGCAAATATTTGCGCGGCTGTTGGTATTTCAAATACAACAGTTGATACGCTACCTTTTTTTTGTCTTATTATTCTGAAATTAGATTTATTTAATATCATTCTTATTGGTGCTATTGGATCATCTCCTGAATTAAAACCAATAAAAGAATATAAATTAGTGATACCATTTAATGTGCCAGAATAATTTGGCGCATCAATTCCGTCATCAATTTCTCTTGTTATAGGATGATTATTAAATTCAGCAATGATTTCACTTTTGATTTCATTAAACTTATCGTTTATTAATTTATCTTCAAATTTTGTATAAGTTGGATCATCATGCAATTGATCTAATGCTTTTAATAAGTCTCTATCCATATCATGGATCAGGTTTCAGATATAATGTATAATATTGGCTATCAAATAAGCCGTGACCTCTGAAAGATGAATTCAACACAAATCGTTTACCGTCTAAATCAACTCTTCTAGCATCTTTTATATATTCATAATCTTCAGCAGTAATTTTTAATCTTACAGAACCAACAACTGCTTCAAGTTTGATTTGTGTATTTAATTGACCTTCGCTCCAATATTGTTTTTTGAAATCATCTTCGTATAAAATTCTTGCTTTAAATGTTTTATAAACTGGTGTATTTATAACTGAAGTAGTTTGACCAGCTGTATTATAAAGTGGATTGAAATTTGGATCTGTAATAATAACAACTTTTGAAGCATCTTTATATACAGTAATTTCGCGAGCAAATGTTTCGTGAACATCTGCAATAACGGCGTTTAATGCTGATTTTTCAGCCGCTGTTAATAAACTTGTTGCCATATTTATAATTACACTGGTTGAAAAACTATAGAATATATATTATCATAATTTAAACTATGGCCAAAGTTTTATATCAGTTTACTATCAATAAAATCGCTGAAATCGAAGAAGAGAAATCCGAAACGACAACAAATGAGCAGGGCGAATCAGTAACAAGAACTTATAAGGAAAAAACAAAGAAAGAAGTACCCGTCGAAATTCTTATCAATCAACCATCTCGCAAACAAATTCAAGAAGCTGATATGGAATTCAGTATTGAAATGAGCAAATGTATTCGTAATGGTATTTTGACTAAAGCAATGTTATTGAATAAGTATAATGATACGGGCGGTTTAATTAGCGAAGCTGATGCTAAGATCATGATCAATTCAGCTGATGAAATACGCGAATTACAAGCAAAGCTTACTATTCTTAATTTGAAACCAGAATCAGAGCGAGATGAAGATGAAAAGAAGAAGATTGAAGATATTACATCTCAGATTCTTCAAAAGCGTAAGACTTTGATTGAGAAGGAAACTAGTTATATTACTTTATTTAATCATACTGCTGATATTAAAGCTCAGAACCGCGCAATTCTTTGGTATGTTTTAAATCTTTCATTTTTTAAGGATACATCAAAGAAGAATGCAGAATTCGAACCGTTATTTGCTGGTAAGTCTTTTGAAGCTAAGGAAGGTTCAATGCATGAATATGAAGAAAATGAAAATGAGATTTATGCCAAGTGTTATAGTAAGCTAGCAAGTATTATTAGTTATTGGTTTTTCACAAGCAATGTCGATAAGGAAGAATTTGATAGAATAATCGGTGAAATCGATGGAAAAATTCCAACAGAATAACTACAAAAAAATATTTAGAGATATTAAAAACGGATTCTCTGAGGTTAAAATCTTAGAGAATTTTTTTTATCTCAAGCATTTGTCTTTTGATGATCAGGTTGGTATTGAGCTTATTTATAATGAATATTTAGTAGAAGCTAAATCAAAAGGCGTACCTTCGCACAAAGAAGTATTGAAACAATTGATTGAAGAAAAACAATGGACTCAAAACCAAGAAAATAAAATATTGCAATATGAACAAATGATTGAAAACTTTATTAAACAAAAGAAAAATACTTATCTCAAATCAGAAATAGAAAGACTTAATAAAGAAATTGAAGATAATTCTAATATATTAAACGATTTAAAAAATACTCGCGCTTCTTTATTTAATAGAACAGCGGAATCTTATGCTGAAGATAAAGTTAATGATTATTATATTATTAAATGTCTTTATAAAGATAGACAATTAAAGCATTTAGTTTATGAAAAAGAAGAATATGACGATATTGACGCCGAAAGCTTATTTGCAATTATAAAACAATATAATGAAGTTTATAAAGAAATAAACGACAACAGTATACAAAAAATCATTTTGCAAGATTTTTTTAATTTGTATATGCCGTTTTGTGAAAACCCTATTGAGTTTTTCAATAAGCCTGTTTGTGATTTAACATATAATCAATTGAAATTGCTTATTTATGCCAGATTTTTTAGAAATATATTTCAGCAGAATGAAAATATGCCACCAGAAATTCGTTCTGATCCTGATAAAATAATGGATTATATAAATGCAAATGAAAATGTTAAAAAACTAAGAGATAAAAATGCAAATGCTGAAAACAGAGCAGAATCTATTGTTGGAGCTACAAAAGAAGATCTAGAATATCTTAATATTACCAAACCGGGACAGAAGACTTTATCATTGGCAGATGAAGCAAAAAAGAAGGGTGGCAGCCTTTCAATGGATGACATGCTTAAAATATTTGGAAATTGATGAATTTTATTGTGTAAATAATAAATATGGCAGTCCAAATCAATGTAGCAGCAAATCAAGCCGCCTTGGTTCAATCAATTCAAGCCGGTGTACAAGCTTACAATCAACGATTTGCAAATCAAAATCAGGTCAATCTACAAGTAAATGCAAGAGCTTTTTCTCAACCTCTTGGTAGAATTACAGGTGATGTTAAGGATTTCGAGGCTGCATTAGCTGCTTCCAATGCGCGTGTTATTGCATTCGGTGCGTCAACTGCTGTATTAGGTGGTGTTTTACGTAGTTTCAGAAGTATCGCTGAAGTTACCATTGAAGTAGAAAAGAATTTAGCTGATATTAATCGTGTTTTCGGATTAACTACTAAAGAATTACAAAAATTTAGCACAGATCTATTTAATGTTAGTAAACAGACTGCGAGTTCTTTTGGTGATGCAGCTAAAGCTGCTCTAGAATTTTCACGTCAAGGTGTTAAGGCTGAAGAAGTTTTACAAAGAACGACTGATGCAATGACGTTGGCCAGATTAGCTGGCATGAATGTCAATAATGCTATTGAAGCATTGACAGCTACTGTAAATGGTTTTCAAGCTACAGGAATAACAACAACACAAGTTTTAAATAAATTAGTCGCTGTCGAACAAAGCTATGCTGTAAGTGCCGGTGATTTAGCTGAAGCTCTTTCTAGAACAGGTTTAGCGGCGCAAGAAGCTGGTGTTAATATTGATCAATTAAATGCGCTCGTTACAGCTGCACAGGAAAAAACTGCGCGTGGTGGTGCTGTTATTGGTAACGCATTAAAAACAATTTTTACAAGATTGCAGCGTACTGAAACACTTGATCAGTTAGAAGCTTTTAATATCGGAGTTCGCGATATTCAAGGTAATATTTTACCCGCCGTACAAATATTACAAAATTTTGCAGGCGCTTACAATAATTTAGCTGATTCACAAAGAGCACAACTATCTGAACAAGTTGCAGGTGTTTATCAGGTTAACATATTAAAAGCAATCATAGGAGATTTAAATAATAAGCAAGGTGCTTATGCTGGTGCTTTGCAAAAAGGAACAACTGCAACAAATGAAGCTCAAATTGCTGCTGCTCAATTAAATCAAACATTAGATGCTTTATTAAGCCAAACTAGCACAGTTGCTCAACAGTTCGCCAATAATGTTGGTAAAGTGACATTTGAACCTTTAGCTAAATATACAGCAGAATCTTTTAAGTCGTTGTTTGAGAATTTAAATGAGATTCTTGAAGGTGAAGGTGTAGGCTCTACTTTTGCAAATGGTTTATTAAAAGGTATACGAAATGTATTGGCTGGTCCCGGAGCAATTGGTGCGTTTTTTGTATTGTTTAAATTAATACAAAATTCTTTCACGTATCTTTCTCAAGCATTGCCTCAGATTGTTGGTATAACAACAGAAACACAAAACAGAAAAAATATTGAACAAGCTATTTTGCAAATCATGCAGCAACAGGGTCCTATTTCACAGGCTTTAGCAGGTCAAATGGGTAATCAAGCTGCACAAGCTCAGTTATTATTACAGTTAGCAAGACAACAAACAGCAGAATATCAAAGACAACAAGCATTAGTTGCTGCTTTGGCTCCAGCATTGTCTGCACAAGGGGTAACTGTTAAAGGCTCAGGAGGTTTAAGAGTTACAAGAAGCGGTGGATATATTCCAAAAGAAGCAAAACTACAAGAAACTATCGGCGCAATTGCAGGTGGTTATGTGCCGGGTAGAGTTGTTGAATCTCCTGTTGGTGGAGTAATGAATACTGCTGAACAGGTGAAATATATGCCGGGTTTTGCTCAACCATTTATTAATCCTCCTGCAAATTCACAAGCTGGAAGAACTCATAGACGTAATTCAATAAATAGAACAGGTGTTGATCCATACATGAATAATGGATTTATACCTAATTTTGCAGAAAAAATATTATCATCCATTAAAGAAGTTAAAGATGGAGATACTATTGAGGCTCTACCTATTAATCCAAATTCAATTGATTATCGTTTAGCTAGCGTAGATGCGCCTGAAAATAATCAAAAATTTTATAATGAAGCTAAAAATTTATTAGCAAATAAATATTTAAATCCGGCAGGAGTAAATATTTTAAATAATAATATTGTTAAGGGGAAATCTGCTTACTTTAGATCTATTTTTAATGATCCTGATATTTCAAGAACTTTAGTTCAACAAGGTTTAGCTGTCCCTGATTTCAGATATACTAGAGATACAAGTTTATTAACTTTGACAGAGAAAGCTAAAAAAAGTAGAGAAGGAATTTGGGGTGATTATACTGTTTTTAGAGACGGATCTGAATTTCCTTTCCATCCTAAAGCTAGACAATATGAATATCAAAAAGAAGTCTTTTTCAGGTCATTTAAAAAAGCTCAAGATAAAAAATCTATTTATAAATCTAAACAAGAACCAGGAAAAACCGTTTTAAAAAATAAAGATTTATTTGATTCTCTTACTTATTTTGGTTCTAGAGAAGCATATTCTTCTGGTTATATTCCAAATTTTGCAGCAGCAGAACTGCCTACTGATTATTATATAGGTTTTGGACAATATAAAAAATTAAATAATAGAAAAATTAGATCTGTCGTAGATAGAATTACAGCCGGGCAATTGAAAGAACAAGACGCGCCTTTTACTGAAGCTCAAGCTAGAGCAGCTGGTTGGAGACCTTCTAGCGAAGCTATACAAGAAAGAAAACAAGGAGTATTACAAAGAGTATTGAGTTCGGGATTTAAAAGAATAGGTATTGCTGGTATAGGTACATTACCTAGTAATACAACAACTTCTCAATCAAATCCATTCGCAAAAAATTTCGAACGTTTGGCGCTTGAAAAAGCAAAACAAATGTTTGCAACAAATAATATTGTTTTTGCATCAAATTATGAAAAAGGTGGTAAAAGATTTCATGGGGCTCCAGGTAATACCAGAATTGATGCATTAGAAGATAATTTGACTGGTCCTGTTATTGAAATGAAGTCTGGTGATACTACGCCTGATGCCACATTAAGAACAAAATTTACACAAGCTAAAAACGAATTAATTGAAATGTGGCATAGTGAAAAGCCTTTAGAAAATATTGATAATATTGTACGTAGTATTGGAGGTAGACCAGAATATTTATTCTATAATGCTGATAAAGAAGTAAAAAGAGGGATAGAACAAATTATACAAGCAAGTAGAGGTTTTATACCTAATTTTTATGATGATGAGGAAAGCGAATTAGGTGATGCGATTGCTAGAAAAACGGGATCGCAATTAGGCATAGATTCATCAGGCGTTTTAAATGTTGGATTTATGAGCAGTGAATTTGGTAATCCTTTGTATGAATTAAAATCATTATTCGAATCCGGCCAAGTGAAAAAAATCAATGCCGGTGAAGTTGTTGGCCCTAGAATACCAAATCTGATTGTTAATTTAAAAACTTTGTTACCATTTATTAGAAAAAAACAAGCGGCTAGTTTATCAAAAAATAATATAGATCCATTAAAGAAAACAGAATTTATAAATTCAATTTTTAAATTGAATGAATTATATGTAAAATACAACGAATTAGTAAATGCAAGTTTAAGGTATAATGGCAAACCATTAGATGAAAACGTTAAAAAAGAAATTCTTGCTGCAAAAAATGAATCATATAATGCTTTTAAAAATCTAGGAAGTAAAAAGATTTCTTATGATTTGGAAAAAGACGCCTTGGCTCCTAAATTTTATTCGGATTTAAATTCTCCTAAATTGTCTTTTACACATAAAGGTTTATTGTTGCCTATTTTAGATAAATTAGATAAAGGTGGTGAAAAAATAGCTGATAGAATTCCTATATTTGGTTCATTTGTTCCTCAAGAATTAATTAAAACTTTAATTAAAGAACGTGGAAAAATGGTTGGTGGGAAAAGACTTGGCGGATACCAAAGTTATACATCTAATGATTTAAATAAATTACGATTTGCTTTTCAAACAATGGGTGTTAATGAAAAGCAAACAAGTTCTGTACATTTAGAAGATATTTATCCAAATGGTCTAAGTAAAGGTTTTATACCAAATTTTGCTGATTTAAAGATTAATACAATTGCTGGCAAAAATTCAATTTCATCTTTTTATAATAGAGATGCGAAAGTCGGAGATAAAAAATTATTCGGTACAGTTTCTGCTTATCCTGTGGATGGAGCTGGAGATTTATATTCGGTTGGAACTTCTCAAGTAAGTATCACTGGTGCTGGATTTGGAGTTCCTTTATATGATTCAGTCTTAGCTGAAGTGTCAAAAAAGGGAGCATGGTTAACATCCGATAGATTAACAGTTACCGATAAAGCTATTAGAATTTGGGATGGTTATAGAAAATTAAGAACAGCTGATGTAATAAATAAAAAATTGCCGATGAAATATTGGAATTTAAACCCAGCTTTTAATGGAGGTAGTAATGAATTTTCAATGAATCCAGAAAAAGATTTTTTGAAAAATAAATCTACATGGCCTTCTATAAACGATCCCATTTGGTCTCTTCAACATGCTTATCAATTTAAGAAATCTAATTTAGATAATATTGCTAAATCTAAAGGTTTTATACCTAATTTTGCTGCTGATTATATAAATCAAGTAATGAATCTTGAATCTAATATGAGCGGCAATAAAGCTGTATTAGATACAAAAAGCGGACCTTTTCCATTTATACGTAATAGTTCTCAGCCTAATTTTGCAGCAGCTATTTCTGATCATGGTGGATTAAATAATGCTTTATCTGATTCTATAAAAAATCAAAAAGATGCTGGTTTGATGAACAAAGGATTTGTACCTAATTTTGCTGGTATGAGAAGGCAACAAAGGCAAAGAGCGAGAAATCAACCTCAACCATCTGCTACACAAAGTGGTTTTGATCCAGCTAGACTAGAAGCTGAAATAAACGCTTTGGCCGCTAAAACTTTAAATGATATTAGAAATACATTTTTAAGTATTCAAGCGTATCCAGCGTATTATTTACTTGATCCGATTGAGAATGGTTATAAAGCATTAAAAAATAATATACAATCTACTTTTGCAAAAACGAATAGTATGGTTGCTGCTTCATCAGGAGGCTTAAGTAATTCTGTAAAGTCTTTTTATCAAAAAATGATGAAAAGTTTGCCTTCGCAAGAAAGATTAGATAAATTTACTAATACTGCAATGTTTGCTGTGCCAATGATTGCTGCTCAATTTGAATCAGCTTATTTTGGCAATAAAGAAAGAACTGATTTAAGCGCAACTGAAAGAATGGGTAAATCATTTTTAAGTACTGGTTTAACATCTATAAGCACAGGCGCATCAATAGGAAATATGATATTTCCAGGTTTAGGTGGGGCTGTTGGCGCAGCGGTTGGTGGTTTAGTTGCGTTTACGAGTTCATTAAGCGCTGCCACATTATCAGCAGATGAGTTGATGCAATTAAATGAAAAACAAACTCAAAAAGCTCAAGAAAGTATTCAATCGGCTTCATCTTATATTGATGCTCAAAAGAACTTAACAGATATGATTGCAAAAGGAGCTTCTTCTACAGAAATAGAAAATGCTACTAAAAAACTATCAGATAATTTCAGTCAAATTAAAGACGTTAAATTACAAGATGCATTTATTGCTGCTGGTGGTGATGTTACTGAAATGATTAAAAAATTGCAACAATACACTACTGAAGTTGCTAAACAAAGCGCAAAAAGAACTGGAATGTATGGACCAAAAACTCTTACATCAAAAGAAAGAGCTGGCGCTTTAGCTATGGGATTTGGAGCGGATGCTAAAACTTATTCTAAACAAGTTAGAGATGCTATAAAAGAAGCTCAGAAAGCAGGTTCTGTTGCAAGAGAAAATGCTAGAACAGCAGGACTTGGTTATGAAAGAGGCATGAGGCCAACTAGCGCTTCTGGAGAATATGAAAAAGCATATAATAAATCTTTAATGGCTTTTGCAGAAAAAATGGTTCCACAAGATGAAAAAGATAGAGCTTCTGCTGTACAGACTTATTATGAGTCATTATTAGATAAACCGCTTGAAGTTCTTGATATTTTAGATAAAGATGCTCAGAGGTTAGATTTATCTAAATATATTCAAAACTACAGAAATAAAGCTACAGAAAGCGTAGCTTCTATTTTTCAAAAAATTCAAGATTCTCTTGAGCAAGCCGCATTTGAAGCGGCAATGAGTTTTGAAAAACAGTCTAGCGCACAAAGAATACAATCTATAATTTCTGACTTCACTTCTTCATTAAATGAGCAAATATCGTCTTATATGATGAGTAATTTGCCAGAAATCAAAAAATTTGAATACGCAAACATTGCCGCTAAAACAAAAGCTGAAGATTCTTTAGTTAAATTAAATGATGATTATGCTGCATTTCAAATTCAACAAGATAAAGAAAAATCTAAATTCTTACAAAGAAACGCTGAAGAGTTAACAAAAGTATTTAAAGATTCCATGTTAACTTCTCAAGAAAATGCTCAATTTTTTAGAGATAAAGTATTCAATCAACTTCAAAGCGGAAAATATAATGAAATAAATGTTGGAAATGTAGCAAAAGAAATTCAAACAGAAAGAACAAAACAATTTAATGATTTAATAAAATCTAATACATTAGGTTTACCAGCCACTTTAGATTTAACAAAATCACAAGACGTGGAAGGATTTAGAAATGCAACTACAGCTGCTATGGAAGCTAAAGCTGCTATGGCTCCAGAAGAACAAAGAGAAAAAATTGTTAATGAATTTACACTTATATTAGACGCTTTAAATAACGCGTTAAAAGCAAGTGAATTTGCTAAAAATCAATTTGCAAAAGATGAAATAGCTAGAGCAATTGCTGAAAGAGAAAGAAATAAAACTTCTTTAGAATTAGAACAACAAAACGCAGAAAAAGAATTGCAAATAAAACAAGATTTAAATAGATTAAAAATTGCAGCTGAATTACAATATTCAGTTGAGAGTAATAGAATTCAAAAAGAAAATTTTACTAGAATAAAAGAAGCAGAAATTACTGCTAAAAATTTAGGTTTCGCCATCGACATTGCAAAAGCTAATTCTGAATCATATATTGCCGCTTTAAGAAGAGGATTAGAAGATCCTCGTCAAGAATATGGAATGGGTGTTAGGGAAAGTTTGGAAAGAAGAATAGGTATAGAAAATAAAGTTCTTGAGGAACAAAGAAGAATGGAAGATCAAAATTTAGCCACAGAAATGGCTCAAGCTCAATTACAACTTGCTGCTGAAATTCAAAATACAAATGCATTGGAAAAATTGACACAGGTAATGAATGAATGGATAACTGATAGATTAGCTGAAGAATTAGGTGGAGTAGGAAGCGAAAAAATGCAAAAAATACAATTTGCTTCTAATGAAATGGGTCCATCCGCTGAAAATGATATTGATACATTATATGGTAAAGGTACTTATAGAAAATATCAAGCTTACTTAGCCGCTCAAAAAAATCAATCAAAACTTGGTTCAGCTGGCGCATTAGGTGCAAATGCACCAGTACTTGATTTCACTCAGCTTTCTGAATTAGCAAAAGGAAATCCAGTATTAGAATCTCAAGTTGAATTATTGAAAAAACAATACGAAACAAGAGAAAAAATATTAGGCATACAAAGACAAACTGTAGATGAAGATATTAGAATTAAACAAGAAAACGAAAGATTAAACACAACAATAATGGGTAGACTTGAAAAGGGTTTTGGTAATATGGCTAAACAATCAGATCAAATTATATTGGATTTAGCAGAAAAAGCGCCTTCTGCTTTTGCAGATGGTATGACAAATGCTTTAATGGAAGTCGCAAAAGGAACAAAATCAATTGGCGATGCATTGCAAGATATGGTGATTAATTTTGGTCAAATGTTGATGCAAGAAGTTATGAGAGCAGCTATGTATAGAGCTATTGGTTCTATTGGTAGCGGTTTATTTCAAAACGGAGGAATCGTTGGTAAACAAAGAGGCGGTATTATTCGTGCCGAAAATGGTACATATATACCCGGCAACAGAACTGGAGATAGAAATTTAGCATTGTTAGAAGATGGCGAATATGTATTAAATAGAGAAGCGGTCGCGGCAATTGGTGTTAATAATTTAGATGGTTTGAATTATGGGATGGCACCTCGTTTTCAAAGTGGTGGCGGTTTTGGTTTTGCCGCTCAACAATCTTTAATCGGAGATGAATTAAATTATTCAGGTAATTTAATTGGCAGCGGTATGGACACTAGACCTGTAAGTTTAGATGATTATAGTGCGTACGCTTTTGAAAACGATCCTTTCTTTAAAAATATGCGTCAAAAATCAATTGAAGCAGAAAAAGAAAGAGTTAATAAAGAATTTCAAGCAAAACAAAAACGTGCTCAATTAATAAGCAGTATTGTTGGAGCAGCTGGTGCTGCGTTTCTAGGCGTAGGCTTGGGAAATTTATCATCAGCCGCCGGAACAGCTGGAAAGGCTGTTCAAAGCACCAGTAAAATCGGTAGTAGGGTTTTAGAAAGATCTGTTTCAGAGTTTGGTAGTCCTGAAGATTTAGTAATCAAAAATCAAAGAGGAGGTTTGATTGGTTATCAATCTGGTGGTTTTATTCCATATGGATCTCGTATTTCTGATAATGTTCCTAGATATATGTCTGGCGGAATGAATGCTATATCAAATGCCGCAAATAATAAATATATTTCTGCAAATAGCTCTAGGATGCAAGGTGGCGGCAGCAATAGCACCACAAATAATACTAACAATACAAATAACAGCAATATTAATATTGTCGCTAATGTTGGTAGTTATAATAAATCTGGCCAGTTTGTATTAGGTCAATCTGGAAATAATTACGATTCAAATGAAATGATATTCAGTCAAAATTTAGCCCGTAATATCGCAAAAGTTGCTGACAATCAAATACAAAAAGCAAATCGATATGGTGGATTTAATAAACAATCTTATGTATAATAATAAATGAAAAATGCTATAACCAATTATGAGAATACATTTTATTTAAATGGTGTTGCGCTTTCTGGTATTACATCTGTTGATGGTTCTTATTCTATTGATTATAAACCAATAAATGTAATTGGTAAAGGATACACAAAACAAATAATTGCGTCAGTACCGACAGCAAGTTTATCTATTGACAGATATTTAATAAATAATGATCCAGCGTTTTCTTTAACTGGAGATGGTAATAATTATATTGCAAAAAGCATAAGCGGCGGTCTTTATTATAAAAATAAATATTTTTCTTTTGCTGATGCTTATTTAAACTCTTTTGGGATTAGTTGTGCCGTTGGTGAAGTGCCGCAGATTTCTACAAGTTTTAATGTATATGGCAATATTGGGCCAGTTTCAAATCCAACAGGAAGTGGAATTGCTGGTGGTGTATTCGTTCCTCAAGTTAAACATATTTCGGTAACTTGTCGTAATTCAACTACTAATAGAGTAAAAGATTTTAATATTGATTTTAATTGTCCTAAATTACCAATTTATGGTTTATCAAGTGGAAATGCAGAAATACCAATTGAAGTACAAAATGTTTTTCCAATAGAAGTTGTTAGTTCTTTTAGCCTTGATATCGATAATTACGAAACAAAAAAAGTATTTGATGACTTAACAGCAAATGGCGATGCAACTTTTATAATTAGTGTCAGTGGCACAATTTTGAAAGACGAACCTTTAACAACTGCTGATGGTGACGAATTAACCACTTGGGATGATATTGTTTTATTTGCTTTTACTAAAAGTCAAGAAACAACAGAGATTTTTAACTTCAGCGGTTCTGGAGCTAAAATAGTATCGGAGCAAGTAAATTCATCTGCTGATGATTTATTAGGTGTAAAATTATCATATAAAACTTATTTAAACTAATTTAATGAAATTTACAGATTTACCAGTAGTAACAGCAAGCACGATTACTCAAAGTCATGTATTTGCAACTTCAACAGTATCAGCAACAGAACAAATAACACTAGGTGAATTGCAAAAATGTTTTACTGGTTTGACTGCGCCAAGTTCATCTTCTATTAGTATAGTTGGTAGTACTGTGCCTAGCGGTATAACGGTTGGTTCTAATGGATACGTAGGTATTGATAATACAAATCCTCAAGTTGCTTTAGATATTGGAGATATAGGTTCTGCAACTCTTGCTGAAGTTCGATTGGCTTCGAGAACCGCTGGAAGACAAGCTTCATTCTCTTTGAAAGATAGCGCTGTTATATGGAGAAATACAAAAAAAGCAAGTGATACTGATTTTTATATACAAGCTTCAACTGATGGTAGTACTTTTACAGATATTGTTAATATAGATACAAATGGAAATTTTGGTATTTCTGATGGTACATCTGCCTTAACAGATAAATTTTTTGTTAAAGATGGTAGTGTAAAATTTCAAAGCGGAACTTCTGGTATTATGTTTGATCCAGGTGTTTGTGAAATGAAATCAACTGTTGCTGGAGACATTTTATATATAAACAAATCTAATGATGATGATATTGTTTTAGGGAATGATGTTTTATATGTCGAAAACGGAACAAATTCTTATGTAGGAATTAATACCACTTCACCGGCTTATGCTCTTGATGTTTACGGGTCAGGTGTTTTTACGAGATTTAATAATACATTAAGCTCAACTTCAAGTTTGTTATTTACAAATACAACTAGGAGCGCTTATTTTTCTTTGGTTAATAATAATTTATCAATTGGAGGAAATGCAGGAAACACTGCATTAAATTTGATATATGATTGCTCAAATAGATATTTAGGTTTAGGAACAACTTCTCCAAACGCAAAACTTCACGTCAAATCAAGCGATGAAATACTAGCCACTTTCCAAGCGGAATCAAATGCTAAATGCGAAATATTACAAGTAAATACTGCAAGTTCTGGTCCAGCAGCAACTTCATCTTTATATACATTTGCAAGTGGCAATATTAGTTCGCCAAGTAAAAAATGGTCGGTCGGTTTATATAATGTGTCTCCATATAGTGATGCACTTGCATTTTTAATAGATGGAAGTACAAGTACTTCGGCAGTTAAAGCTTCACTTAATAGAGATGGCGATTTAGATATTAAGGGTGGTTTGACTACCAATTCTGATTATACTCATGGCAAATTTGTTCAAGTTTATGAAACAAGAGTAACTGGTAATTGTATATATTTTAATCCATTTACTCCAGATTCAAATACAAATCCAAGTGGTCATAATGATAATCACGCTCCTTTTGGAATCACTTCTTTTAATGGTTCTATAGAGAAGATTCAAATTTTAACATCAGATACAGACTGTGCCAATTTAACTAATGGTCCTAGATTTGAAATTGTTAGTATAACTCCCACTTATGATGCTTCTATTCCAGATGGATTTGTTTCAGGATTTTCAATAAGTCCACCAAGTAATCCATCATCTGTTCCAATTAGTGGTATTATTGGATATGTTGGTTTAGGGTCTATATCTCCAAATCAATTAATAACAATATCAAAAAATCAATTTAATGGTACTACGAATTTTCAATCAGGCCGATTGCTTCAATTTAGAATTGCAGAACAAGATGGAACTAAAACATTTGACGTAGATTTTACTGTTGTATCTACTATATCATATACTGTAGTTTAATATGGCTAAATTTTTAAATTACAGAAATATATCTTTTACGATAGAAAACGAAAGATATTATGCTTCAGAGATTTCTTTGTCTGCTCAAGCTTCGACTTCTGCGGTAATATTAAATGATGGAACATTATTAAATTATGCACCAGAAGGCGCTGTTGTTGGAAGTTTAAGTGTCAATTTTTATCTGACAGGATCGTTTCCGTCTTACTTAAATATAACAGGAACGTCTGAATCTGCAATAACTGCTAGATTCGCAAATGTATTAATTACTGGTTTATATCCGAAATCTGTTAATTTTTCAGTTGAACCGTTTCAGCCTATAGCTATTTCTACAGATTTTGATTGGTATGGAAATGTATCTGTACAGAGTTTCGATGAAAATACAGATGATCAAAAAGCAAATATTCCTATTCCAGATTATTTTGCCAATGGTTATAAATCATATGTAAATAAAAAAGATTTAGAAGGTATTGATAATATAGTTCAGTTTTCTTATAGCGCATCTTGTGAAAGACCCGCTTTCTTTAATGTAGAAGATAAGATTCCTTTTAGAGTTGCTAAATTAAATAAAAATGTATCTTGCGAGCTTTCTTCTAATGAATTGGGTAATTTATTGACCATAACAGGCAAAAATGCTGTGTGTGATGTAGTCTTAAAAGATTTATACGGAACAACATTAAATACTTTCGCTGTTAGTGGTGTATTAAATAGTCAGAATTATCAAGTTTCAGAAGGTCAATATCTTTTAGCTTCTGCTAAAATAGATCAAGTAGTCGTTGAGAAGAAGACTTTAATATAATGAGCGCAATATTATCAGGGTTAAACATAAAAAATATTTATGAGTATGATGGCACACAATCATATTCTAAATATGATATTGTAGATTATCAACTTGTAACGGGAATATCTGTTTATCCTGCGTATACAGGCTTTGGAAACACTGGATTAACGACATGGTTTAATAATGATTTTTTAAATAGTTTTGTTACTGATTCTAGATTTAATGTCACAGGATGGCTAAATTCGGTAAGTGGTAGTGGAAATTTAATCCAAATCAGTAATGATGAAAATACTAAACCTTTTGTAGATTTTAATGAATATTATCTAAATATCTATGGCGATCAATTTTTGAGCGGTTCTGGATTCACTTCTGACTCAAGAACATTTATTACTTTAGTTGATGTTGCAGAAATAATATTACCAACTGATTCTAGAAAGATATTTCAATTTTGTTCTAGTTATGGAGAAAGCTCAGGTAAATTTATAGTTAGCGGTGTTAGTAATTCAGGTACAGCAAAAATGCTTCTTGATACTCAAGAGTATAATGCGGTTGGTCCTTTATACGATACAAAGAATATTTTCACAATTGTACAAGATAGTAATTCAAACTCTATAAAAGTCAGACAAAACGGTTATGAAATTGGAACTTATAGCTCTTTTCATTCTAATTGGAAGAGTGGAGTATTAATAATAGGAGATAATCCTCAAACTAACGGCGTAAAATATTACGAACTAATACATTTTACTGGAGTTTTGTCGGAAACAGAAATCGATTATTATGAAAAGTATTTATATGAAAAATATTTTGATAATACTCGTTTATACTTTGCTAAAAATAATGTTCCAGCTGGAGAAGAATATTCTCCAATAACATTTTCTGGTAAGCTTTATTGGACTCAAGATATAGACGAATTATTTAAATTGTCTTATGGTTCAAGTGTCAATTTTTCTTCGAATTTGTCAACACTTGAAATGGGTGATGGTTATAGAAGTAATGTTGCTAAGAATGTAAATACATTGCAAACAACGTTTCAACTAAATTTTGACGGTTTAACTGATACTCAGGCTAAATGTTTAATTACTTATTTTGAGAATACTCCTGAAGCGCAAAATAAAAGTTTGTACGAAGGTTTTAAAGGAGTTAATATAGATTTATTTAATCCTTATAAAAATAACGCTGAACTATATTTTAAAACGATTAGCCATACAACGCCATATAATAATATAAACAATATAAAAATAAATGCCGAATCATTGTATGATAGTTCTTTGGATTACAAAGGCATGTTGGTACAATTAGATGAAGTTTTTATCAAAACTTATAATAGCACTGTTTATGATATAAATTATAATGATGTGTTTTATTATAATTCTGATTCTTTTAATTTAAGAGGATATTATTATTACACTGGAAGCGGTTTTAATCAAGGATCAAGCGGTGTAACCGGTCCATTAATTATAGGACCAAATAATAGTCCTACTGGAGCAGATTCATGGTTCACTAAAGATTTCTATTTTAAAGGTGATATAGATTATGGTATTGATTCTGAGATTAGATTAGTCGTTAATGATCAAAAAAATTCAACTATTGAATATGAAAAAGATGGTATTAACTATAATTTGATGCAGTTTAATGTTGTTTTCAATAAAAGATCAAATAAAGAGACAAGGGCTTTATTAAAATTTTTAGATGAAAAAGCTGGTTTTAAAATATTTGAATATATTTTACCGCAACCTTATAATAAAACTATAAATGTTTATTGTCCTGAATGGAGTCACACTTACAATTTTTATGACAATAATGACATTAATATAAAATTAATCGAAGTTAAATCGCCAGTTAGTGCAGCTAGCGTGTTTAATACAGTTATTTCTTGGTCGTTATGAATGTTTATTATACAGGAAAAATATTGGATCAGACGCCTACTGGTTTAGGCGGATATACGGGTTTGGTTCTTACTAATTCTGGAAATTTTACTGTTACGTATAATGCTGTTATTGGAGATACAACATTATATAAAAATGGTGATACAACTATTGTTCCTTCAAGCGATATTGAAAATGGGGCTAACACAAATACAATATTTATTGCTGAAGATATTTTATCTAACAATATTAATGATTCTTCATTATCATTAACCGTTGATCCAAGTAGTTCTGGTGTGTTCTATGTTTTGCATAGACCTTTTAGTGAATTTACCGCTGGGAATGAGTCAACAGGATACGAAGTAGCTAGGATTACAATAAATACAGTCTCTAGTGCTGGTGATACAGATAATCCAATTTTGGTAGATATTAGTGGTCAAAGAGTTTATGATAATCCAACGCCGTCAAGAATAGGTAAATTTTATGCTGTTAAAAGTTATTCTGAAGCTACATCTTATCAGCTAGAATTTTTTTGGAATACTTTATCTCCAACAAATTATGTAAAAAGATTTGTTATTGATATATCTAGTGATACGGGCTTTACCTCTATTATTTATTCATATACTGGAGACATTGTTTTACAAAATGATTCAGACAAGCCGAGATTCGGTGATTATAATGGTTTTATAAATGATAATTTTTCTGTAAAAATAAATCAATTATCTGTTGGTCAAGATTATTATGCTAGAATCCAAGGAATTAATTTTGATAATGAGCCGGGTCCCTATTCTTATCCTACGGGTTATTCTTATAATAATCCAATTTTAAATCCAACAGGAATTTCTGGTTTATTTGAAGCTCCTGGAGCTAATCTCAAATCTGACGCTTCCATATTATATTTAACCAAAACAGATGATTATGAAGAAAACTTTAATATTTATGATTTTATAAAACAAAATAATAATAATTCGTCTGATTTTAGATTTTATTCTGGAGTTAATATAAAATTTAACTCTTCTTCTAATTCTTTAGCGAAATATATAGCTACTACTGTAAATAGCGGTGGAATTAATTTTGTGGTTCCTAATTCAGATGATTTTAAATATGCTGTTAATGCGAATAACATTTTTACTATTGAATTAGAATTTAATAATATTGCGGTTTTAGGAAGAGGCGGGGAAGGCGTTAAATGGCAGACAAATGGCACTTTTATTAATGCTAAAAACGGAGGCCCATGTATTAATTTTGATTCATATTTTTATGATTCAAAACCGATTGAATTCAGGCTGTATAAAGATTTAAATAGTTTGTTTTATGGAGGACCGGGAGGAGGTCAAGGGTGGGCGATAACGGATACAAGTACAACTGATATTAATCAATTAAAATTAGATGGCGCTGAAATTGAATCTTTTGATGGTTTTGATTTAAGACAATTTATACCTTAATTATTATGAAAGGCTACGGTTATTTATTATATCTTCGATCTCTACCGACTTCTGTTGCTGTAGTAAACAATAATCCTGTGCCTATCGTTCCTGTTACAACGTTTGAACCTCCAAAGGATAATCAATCAGGAGCTGTAACCCCTGCGGTAACAACCGGTTCTTCTGCTAGCAGTAGTCAAGGTTCGGGAAATACAACTTCACAACTTCAGGGTCAAGCCGGTCAAGCAGGAGGTGTCTCTACGAGTAATAATTTACCAAATATATATTTTAATTTCAAAAATTTTTCATATAATAATTTAAGTTTAAAATTTAAATTTTCAACGGATTCTTTGAACTCAGGAAGCTCTGCGACTGATACGTGGCAATGTGATCCATCTATAAAAGCGGGTAATGCTAATCTTGTTGGTCCAGCAGGATGTTTAACGCCAGCATATGCTTATGGAAAATATTTTTATGAACTTGCTTATAATACAAGTATAACTAATTCAACCTTTTTATTAACTCCATCTTTTTCGCCTAGTTATGCTGTTTTAGTTTTTGCTATCGCTAATACAAACACTTCCGGTTCTATGTATCAAGATTTTGCAAATTTAACTAAAACTTCAAATATTCATAAATTTATTGCGGCAGATAGTACTAATGCTAGCAATGATGTTTTTAATTTTAATTCCTTTAAAAAAACTATATCAGAAAATAGTACAATTAGTCAACAGGATATTGTAAAAGCTATATTTACAGGAGGAACACTTAATTCATCACAATTTATAAGTTCTTTACCTGCAAATTCTTTTGATAGATATGGAAATAAAATCAATATACTTAGTATAAATCCTGACAGAACTTTTGTTGAAAGTTATACATCTGGCAGAACCACAATAACAAATGCACAATTAAATTTATATGATTTATTTCCTTTTAATGGTTATAATTTGCCGACAGATTTAAATAATCCAAATGATCCGGTAGATTTTCAGATAACTCAAGGAGGATCTACTGTAAGTTATAAAAACTTTTCTTTATTTTTTGTGGAAATGAGATGTTATATGTCTCCGACTTATCCAAATGTATATTCAAGACAAGCAATTTTTGAAACATATGTGAATGGAATTCTTACTTCTAGTGCATTTATTAATGTTCCCAAAACATTAGATGGTTCTACATTGAAAAATTATATTATAAGTCTTTCTAATAAAACCATGGCTGGAGTTACTAATCCAAATAATAAGTTATTTTTATTTGATTATTTATATGCTACTACTTATAATAAAAATGAAATGGAACTTCAATGTAGAAATACTATTACTAGTTTAGTTTCTAAATATAGAAATTTATTAATAAAAAGCACATCTGATTTACAGATTGCGGATTCATCTAAAAGTTTGGCGTTTCCAGTTAAATTCTCCCATCCTTTTTTGAATTTATTTTTATCATCAAAAACTGTATAATATGTCTGATTTATTTTTATTAAAAAATTCTGAAGTTCTCGATCTTTTTGAAATAAAAATCAATGATTATGAAGGGTATTTCAGGTTTCATGGCTCGAAAAATTTCAACAAAGATATAGTTTTTCAAGGCTATTCATATATTTATATTCCTTCAGAAATATCTAATTTAGAATATAGTTCTCAATCGCAACAGAATAGACCCACTCTAACTATTGCAAATATAAATAATTTTATAACTAATTTCATAAAAGATAGAAATGATTTATTGGGTAAAAGGTTTTTTAGAAAGAAAATACTAGCTAGAGATTTGGATGCTGTTAATTTTGGTGGTGAAAATAAAAATCCTTTGGGTCAAGGTTCTTTCACTTCATATATTGCTTCAGATACTTTTATAATAAATAAAAAAAATTACGAATCTAAGGAAAAAGTTGAGTTTACGCTTGCTAATATTTTAGATATTGAAAATATTACAATTCCTGCAAGAAAAGTATATCATGATTTTTGTTCATGGCAATATAGGGGTTGTGGTTGTAATTATGGAAAAATTAATGGATATAAAGGACCAGTTGTACAAAGTAATACAGTTAATTATTTGAGTTTGCAACAAATCAATCAAGAAGATCCCAATAATGATTTAACTAATTATTTAAGAGTTTGGCTGCGTCCAGAAGGTATACAAACTTCAGGCGATATTACTATGAAACGTTTAGGTCCAGGTCCCGAAGAATTTTTAAAATTCCAAAAGGTTGTTGCTTGGACAAACGAAGGGACTTCTTCGTCTCCAACAGTTGTTCAGCCTGATTTTTTATCTACATCACCTAAAAAAATTATTGGCACAGCGAATCAAGAAAATTATTATTCTAATGTTGGCAGAATGAATGATCAGTCAGGTGTATATTTTTCTCATAATGTAGATACTAATATATTTGATAAACTGAAAATTAATGAAAGCTTTTATTCATCAGAAGCCACTATATTTTATGTTGCTGAAATGACAAATTTATTATATAGAAAAGGTACAGAAGGTGGATTTTTTGGTTGGGGTCAGGGAGGTGTAACTAGAAGAGGTTTAACTTCAGACGTAACTAATACTTGGATAGGTTGGGAGGTAAGAAATTCAGGCGCTAGTGAAAAAAGACAAGACGTTTGTTTGATAAATGGTTTTTTAATGTTTGGTAATAATGCTGATGCGCATCAACACTTGAATGTTCCAAGAATATACGCTTTAACATGTTCCACATCCACTTCTCTGCCTACGATTTGGATGAAAAATGGTGATATAATCGCTAAAACATTTGCGTATACAGCAGGTGGGCCTGGTAATTTAGTTTTAAATATTAATTCAGCTGGAGCGAGCGAAATTATAATTTATGAAATAATAGTATATAATAAGGTTTTAGATGAACAGAGTATAGCTAAAGTAAATAGTTATTTATCGGCAAAATACAATATAATGATTCCCAAACAAATAAGAAGAATAGAAAATAAATTTGGCTCTTCTTATTTTTCAAGCTCTGATGGTAATTTAGGGGTTCCTGTCGCAGACGAGAACAATAAAGTTTTTTTAAAAGACACAAGTCAAGAAGCAGAAAGTTATACGAATTATCAATCTTATAATCTTTTAAGTATGGAATATAAATCTGGATATAATCCTAATTATCATTATAAGCAGGGTGATTTTGTCAAAATCGATGCAAATATCGATTACGATTTTAATGAAAAATCAGTGCTGCAAAATAATGAATTTCCTTCTAGATTTTTCATATGTGTTGATCCTAATGGCTCTTTCAATCAATATCCATTAAATTATACAGATGTTTGGAAAGAAGATAAATGTTCGAGAAATTTAAATGGGTGTTTAATGAGATTTAATGATCCAAACGTGAATATTCCATTTGGTGGATTTCCGGGTACAGTAGGTTATGATTATAAATTACCAAGTGGAAGCTGATCTTTTGCAATTTCTAAAGAAAAAATGTATTGAATCAGATATAGAAATATGCGGTTTTATTAAGAAAAAAAATAATACATATTCTTGGTTTATTGAATCTAAAAATTTACATCCAGATCCGGCTAATTTTTTTTTAATATCGCCAAGAGAATATATTGATAATGAAGAATCTATATTATTTCATAGTCACCCCGGTCATTGTAAAACAAAAGGTTTTAGCGAATGGGATTTAGAAAATCAAAAATATTTTGCACTGACAATGTTGTTATATAGTGTAAATGATGATAAGTTTTATTATAGTTATTATGATTAATGTTACATTACATGGAATTTTAGGAAAAAAACTAGGAAAATTTTGGGAGCTAGAAGTAGAGTCTATTATGGAAGTTTTTGAGGCTGTTGAGGCAAATTGCTATCAAGTAAATAAATATTTTAATGATTTTAATAAATTTTTTACTCACTTCGTAGTATATATTGATGGAAAAATGATGCCAGCTCATTTAATCAAAAGTAAAATTTTAAAACCTGATAGTAAGGTTGAAATAGTTCCTGTTGTTCAAGGGGGTTGGTTTATTCTTGTCGGTGTTGTGTTAATTGTTTTATCTATTGTGCTGGCTGTTTTGTTAAGCCCTAAAGCTCCTAAAGATGTAAAAACTAATTCAACAATTTTAGGTGGAGTAAGAAATGTTTTAAATAGAAATATTCCTATTCCTATCGGTTATGGAAGAATGAGATTGGGTAGTGCTGTTATATCAAATGATATAATAATAACTTCTGTAGACCCTGATAAGAATAATTTTGAAAATGCTTATGGTTCATTAACGTTATAATTCAAATGTCTCAAACAGCATATATTTTAAATCCAGATCAGAATTTTATCAATAATGCAGGTAGGGCGTTAGAATCTGATGAACGGTTGAGTTGTGCGGATCTAATCTGTGAGGGTCCGATTGAAGGTTTAGTTGATAGAGATGGCGAATTGTTGAAATTCATTACAGATGAAACAAATACCCAAGTTGATAGTCTCATTTTAGGCAAGGGAGTTTATTATAATAATATACCGCTTATTGATTCTAAATTAAATAAGTTAAATTTTGTTACTGCTGGATTCAATATTTCATATGGCAATGAATTTAATGATTATAAAAATCAATATGCTTCAACAGTTCACAAATATAATCAAAAACTATATTTAAATGAATCAAATGCATTTGATAATGCATTTAATTTAGCTGGAGCTGGCATTTTTGCTTTTTTCCAATCTGATAATAATGAGTTTTTCGATGATTCGGATAGTATTGTCGATAATCCTTTGAAAGGATGGATAAGAAGCAATTCAAATTATAATATAAACGGTGTTTTTATCGGTTCGAATTTAGTTCAAACATTAGATGAGGCAAAAAGAAATTGTCAAGAATTTAATCATAAAATAGTTAATAAATACGCTGATCAAATTTCAGTTCAGCTAAGAGCTAATCAGCTTTTCCAAACAGACAATACCGGAAATACAATTTCTACTTCTGGGGTTATAGCTGTTGAATTTAGTCAAGATAATTCTGCTTTTCGTTATTTTGTTTTAGTTAAGATGATAGGTATATCTAAATCGGGTTTTACAATTGATGTTCCTATTGGCCTAAGAATGAATTCAGTCGTTTATAATAATTATTATATAAAAGTATATTGTTTATCTTCTAAAATTTCTCCGACTAACGGAACAACTTTTAAAGATTTTAGCGTATCAGCTGTTGTGGAAAGAATTAAAGATAAAGGGAATTTTTCTTATCCTTTTACAGCGATTGTAAAATCAGCAGTTAGTTCTAGACATTTTAATGAAGACCCTGAAAGAACGTTTGATTTAAAACTTCTTAAAATAAAAGTTCCAAACAACTATGATCCAGAAATAAGAGAGTATTCTGGCAATTGGAATGGTAAATTTGAAAGTTTTCTGAAGTGGACTGATAATCCAGCTTGGATTTTTTATGATATTTGTACTAATTCTAGGTATGGTGTTGGAAATGGTCTTGTATTAGAGAGAGATTTAAATAAATGGGATTTATATAAAATAGGAAAATATTGTGATGAATTGATTAAAGTTGCAACACCAAGTAAATATGATCCTGATTCTTTTTATATTGATAGTCAAAATAAAAATATAATTTATGTTCCTAAAGGGGATAGATCTATTGAATCGTTTAAAAGTCAATATCCTCCAGTTTCTGATTTAAATAAACAGTTTGCTTATGCAAACGGAGGTTATCAAAATTCTATAATTTATTTATATGATTTAGAAAATGATAGTGCAAAATTTGATCTTGCTCATAAAAAATTAATTTGGTCAATTGAAGAGGATGGTGGAAATTTTAAAATAAAATTAATAAACGATTTTGGGGTTAGAAAATTTTTTGAGAATGATAATACAAATTTAATGCAATTATTTTGTGATCAATATATACCGACAGTCGATACAAAAAAATCTTTGAAGGATAGAATCAATGAGGGATTAAAAAATACTGAAGGGGGTGCCAAGTCTTTTGTTTTGGAGTGTATGTCTAATTCTATTTTTAATTATACTTCATATATAGAAACTCAGATATTCTCAGACGATTATTATTACGATAAATCTGATGAAAATCCAATTTTGTTAAGAGGGAAATGTATGCCTAGAGTTTTTGGTTATAGAGATCCATTTGAGAATAGATTTTCTTGTAATGTTGTAATAGATAATGATACAGAAGCTTTGAAAATATTAAATGATTTGGCGTCAATTTTTAGAGGGATTACTTATTATAAAAATAACTTTGTAACTTCAACAATAGATGTTGCGAAGCCAATATCTTATATATTCAATAATTCAAATATAAAAAATGGAGCTTTTTCATATTCTTCCGCTTCTTTAGATGGCAATCATACTGTTGCAAAAGTTTTATATAAAGATAGATACGAAAATTTTACTGAGCAGGTAGAAATAGTTGAAGATTATGATTTAATTAAAAACTATGGTATAATTATTAAAGAAATTTTAGGTTTCGGAATTACTTCTAAAGATCAAGCAAGAAGAATTGGTCAATGGTTGTTGCTTACAAATAGATTTGAAAATCAAACTGTAACGTTTTCTACAGATTTACAGGGTATTTCTCTAAGACCTAGCGATGTAATTCAGATTGAGGATCAGTATAAAAATAATAATGTTTTACAAGGAAGAGTCGTTGACGTTGATTACGATAACAAATTTATAACTATAGATCGTCAATTGAATTTAAATTTAACTGGACAAAAAATTAAATTTATTTACGATAAAAAAATAAAATCGATTGCCGAAATTAATAATTTAGAAAGTGTTAGCGATTCTGATTTAGATTCTTTAAACGTTAATAATGTTATTGAGTTAAAAATAGCTAGAATAGAAAACAATACAAATAGAATATATTTTGATTCTTCTTACAATTATAATTTTTTCAATTCTATTTTAAGAACAACTCCGTTTGTTATAGAAGATAATGATAGTAATCAGATTAGTAATTTATATAAAATAGTAACTATTTCTGAAATCGACAATAACGAATATCAGATTTTTTGTATTCGGTATGTGCAAGAAAAATACGAAGCTTTGACGAAAAACTCTTTTCAAAGCGCGGTAAATTTTTCAGATAATTCTATATCTTATGCGATGTCAGATATATTATCTGAAATAAAAGTCGATGGTATAAGTTTTTATTCGACTGTTAACTATTCTTTGAATCAATTAAGCGGTCTGAATATTGATTTTTATTTCAACGAACCGAGAACATCTTTAATAAAGTCATCTCAGTTGTCTAAAGATTATTCGGTTTTAAATTTAGATTGTGTTAATCTTTTTAACCAAATATCCATTCAAGGCGCATCTGATCCTTATTATAAAAATATTTTAACAACATTGAACGATGGTGGTGGTATACTTTTTAAGATTGGATTAAGAAATCAAAATGTAAAATTTTATGTTAAAAGCTCGTCCATATCCAATAAATCAGTTTTTTTAGGTAAATATGGAAATTCGGCAGTATCTTTTTATGCGAGCGCTGAAGTGAAACTTTATTTGTTTGATAAAAATAATAAAATAATTGACGTGTAATTTATAAATATGCCTATAATTACAGGATCAAATACAAATAGCTATGGGATTTATGAAGTTTTAGACTTAAAAGTTCCTAATCTAAATGCTTTTTCTAGTTTGGATTATACAATAAATCCAACACTTTTTGGTCTTTCTCCATCCGCTAAATTAGTTTCTGGCACAATAAATCAATCATCTTTAGATGTTGCTTTATCGATAAAAAATCCAGAAGATGATAAAGTTTTAACAAATGCTACCGTATTGGCAGAAACATTTTCTGGTTTAAATGTTGATATATATTCTAAAAATAGATCTTTTCTTGGTTCTTATTTTTTAGGTTCTAAGGAAACGGATTTTACAATTGATTCTAGCGTTTTAGCTTCTTATTTACAAAATATAACAGGTTCTTTAAATTTAAATCAGGTTAGAGAGGTTTTTCTTGATTTTAAAACATATGATCGCGCTGGTAATCAAGATGTTTATCATTTTCTTTTAAATTACCCAAAAGTTGAAATTACAGGTTTGCAAATAAGAAATACTAATCCTATAAATATTGCTCCTTTGGTTAATAATTTTGGTTATCTGAAATCTGTTGACGTATATTCCGTATACAACAAAAATATACTACCTAATACTACAGGTTTTTTTGATCTTGTCAGTGGATATTATAAAACATCTTTTGATTATGAAAATGATAGATACGTACAAAATTTGCTGTTAGATGCGCCGTCTTTTATTGACGAGAATTTAGAAATCGTGTTGCCAACTAATTTTGTTTTTATACCTAGAGACTATTTTAGCACTGGATCTTGGTTTTTAAGTTCTGGCATAAAAACCTCATATTATGATACATCGCTAGTACCGTTAAAGATATCAAACGTAACTGGTTACATTTCTTGTTCGCAAAACGAATATGATAAAAATTTAGATACACAGGCTATTGTAAAATGGAATGCTATTAAAACGGATAATGCTTTATCTTTTGAAACTTATGTTTATGAGGATGGCGTTGATAACGCCAACTATGTATATACTTCGAATAATCCTCAAGTTCAATCAATAAAACAAATTTTTTACGGCACTGGGAGTGGGATAGTAAAAAATGCAACCGGTTCATCATATTATTCTGGTTTAGATCCAATTTTTAAGAAGTACGATGCTTCGGGAATACAATGGGTTGATCATACATTATTTATAGATAATTATAATTCATTACCGTTAGGTGTTTATAATTCAAATGCAGATTTAAAATATATTACTGAAGTAAGAATTCCTTCTGGTTTTATAGATTCATCTGAATTGTATTTCGTTTCAACATACGATACTGGGCAGAACAGTTTTATCTTTTTGCCTACAGGTGGACTTTTTACAGGATCAATTTATACAGGAACTTATACTGGAGTTAGATATACAGGAGCAAATGCAGGATCCGCAGGTTCGGCGGGTTCTGCTGGTAGTGGACCATTGATTAATAATTATGAAACAGGTATACTGTTTGCGAAAAGAATAACTGGAAATGCAGATTTTATTTTATCTGAATTTGAGCCGAAAGTTAAATTTCCAATAAAGCCAAATAAAAATTATGAAATAAAAGTAAGAGCATCATATCAAGATGGTAGCTTTTCTGATTTTTCAGATGTTTTAAGATTTACCTCGGGGCAAATAACCAATGTTGTCACGGGTATAACAAGAGGTAAATTTGTAATCGACGGTTCAGGAACTAGTGGTTATTTAGCTGTATTTAATGATAAAGACACAATAACAACAGGGACAATTAGATATAGCGGTAATAATCAGTTAGTATTTAATCAAGCGCCAAATACAACAACTACTGCTTCTCAATTTTTAGTTTTAGAAAACAATATACTTAAAATTCAATCAGGAGATTTAAGTACAGATGCCGAAAGATTAATTAGAACTTTTACTCAACCTGGTCATACTTTTGTAACTGGAGATTTGTTGGGTTTTAATGATGTTACAGGATGGTTTGAAGCAAAGGCAGATTCAGTAGCAACATCAGAAGTTGTAGGTATTGTGCAAAATATAAATGGTGATGATTTTGATTTAGTTTATAATGGGAGAGTAACAGGTTTAAGCTCATTAAATGAAGGTGATGTTTATTTTCTTTCACCCTATACTTCAGGTGCATATACAGATACTGAGCCGACATTTGTAGGGCAAGTAACAAAACCTGTGCTGTTTGCTCTTTCACCTACTGAAGCTAATTTTATAATATATAGAGGATTTGAAATAACTTCTAATAATGGTGGTCAAACAAGTAGTGGAACAAGCGGCTCTTCTGGATCAAGCAATGGTTCTTCTGGAACCAGCGGATCTTCTGGGACAACTGGATCAAACGGTTCTTCTGGAACATCAGGCGTTAACGGGTCAGCAGGATCGCCGGGCACAAACGGTTCATCTGGAACAAGTGGTTCTTCAGGAATAAATGGTTCTTCTGGTACAAGTGGATCTTCTGGCAGAAATGGTTTATCTGGAACCAGTGGCTCTTCAGGAATAAACGGTTCATCTGGAACAAGTGGTTCATCAGGCACAAGCGGATCTTCAGGGATAAGCGGATCTTCGGGTACAAGCGGATCTTCTGGAACAAATGGTTCTAACGGTTCTTCTGGAACTTCTGGCGCAAATGGTTCAGCAGGAACTCCCGGAACTCCCGGTTCTTCAGGAACTAGCGGATCTTCAGGAACAAGTGGTTCATCTGGAACAAG